TTCAGGAGTATTTAGGGAATCAATATACACCGACTCCGACACCATCTACATCGTCAAGCTCAAGACTAGAACAAAATAATCTCGAACTATTTTTTAAGAGAAGGGGTAAGAGGGTTAAATGAAAAAACTGATAATAGCAATCTTGTTAGGAGTTAGTTTCTGTTCGGTATCTTATGCGTGGAATTTAGAACAACTTAGGGATCAGGCACGATTGACATTAAGGGACTCTGATTCAAGTAACCCACGATGGGAAGACTACCAGTACGATATTAGGTTCGCTATGGCGGAAGAGGAGTTTTGCAGACGCACAAGAGCGGTTAAAACGCAGAACTATATAGTCACTATTGCCAGTCAAACCGAGTATTCGCTTCCTGATGGGTGGATAGGTACTGACAGGGTTTCAATAGCAATAAGACCGCTTAGAACAGCTACTACGAGATACTTAGAGATAGACCGAGTTACTTTAACGTGGCTAGACTCCGATAAGGGTAGACCGTTTTTTGAAGACTCATCACCCGACGTTCCTAACAGATTTTACATCAATCTAAACACACAGAAAATAGGCCTAGACCCACCTCCTAACGTAACCTATACCGGGACAAACCTCATAAAACATGAGTATACAATTATATCCTCTACCATGAGTGCGGATTCTGATGAACCGTTTGATAGTATAGGATACCTTTCTTCTTACCACAAGGCTTTAATACCTTACGTTATTTCAATGTGTGAGAAAGATCAAGGGAACGATAACGCCTCTGTGGGTTGGATGCAAGTCTTTGACGCTTATGTCGAAAGGGCTATATCTGAACTAAACGTAATGATTACTAACAAGAAAGCAAGTATGACTGCCAGATAAGGGGATAAATGAGAAAAGCTATTGTTTTATTGTTGTCAACTATTTGTATTGCTTCGGTAACTTTTAGCGAAGAAACAACTAACGCAAAAGAGTTTCCCCACTATGGCCTACAAGGGTGGGTTACAGTTGTACGCCCTGATATGCTTTCTGACTTACTTTCCCCTGACGTATTAAATATAGAAACCGCGCGGTATACGGGACTGATTACCCGAAGGTTAGGAAGTTCGCTGTACCTAACTACTCCCCTTGAAGGTGCTAAATTTATACGAAACTCTTACGTTTATAGGCAAGTAGACAATGACGAGTACATACTTTTACAATCTTCTACTTCGATGTTCTACTCAACCGGCGATGGAAACAGTACGAAAATACGAAGCGATCTAAATTCTACCTCGGTTGCGAATATTACAACCGCAAGAGATACGGCGTACATAGTTGACGGTACTACGTGGGCGTGGAGTTTTAACGGCACGACTACGACGATACTTGACAATAAAGTACATGGTTCGGTTACTATATCGACAAACGTACCCTCATACCCCTATTTCGTTAAATGGTGGCACAACAGACTTTGGTATTTTAGGACAGATACATACCCTTCTACGGTGTGGTACAGCAACTACAACGACCCCGAAGTTATAGGGGATAACAGTACAAAGAATATCAATGTTTCAGATGGTGACTATATTACAGGCGCATTTTTATACCAAAATAGGTTGTTCGTAACGAAAAGGAACTCAACGTGGGAAATAACGGAGATAATAGACGATTCTTCCGATCCGTTCTTTATAATTAACAGCATTTCACAAGTTATAGGTTGTTTGTACCAAAACACTATGCGAGAGCATCAAGGGTTCCCCACGTGGTTAAGCCACAGAGGTGTTGAGATATACAACGGTCAATTTAACCTAGCTAGTGAGCCAATAGACCCCTACGTTAAAGCATTAAACCAGTTGACCTCTGCTTCGAGGTTAAGTCTAATCCAAGACACCGCTTCTGATTGGGGAAAGGGGTCAGGAATAAACATAGATACTACTACGACTTTAGGTAGTGTGGGTATTAAAGCAAAAGACTCTTCTAGAGACCAATCTCAACTAATGTATAGACACCAAGGATCATTGGACGGTGGGTATTCAAGAAGACAGTCTTTTAAACCGAGCTACACGGGCTATGTTGATAAGGTTAATGTGGACATGACAACATTCACAGGGGGTGATGGTACATTTAATGTTTATATAGCAAGTAATAATATGAATATTATGGAATCATACACCCTTACTGTGTCTTCTGTAACAGGAGATAATACAGATATTAATTTTAATCATTTAAAATTAACCAAAGATAATACTTATTATATAGTGTTGTCTTCGGTTAGTGGTGCTGGCCAAGTACTTGTAGGTTATCATGAAGATCGGTATAATCGTGGTAATATGGCAACAAAAATATATGATGGTGCATGGACAGAAGCCCCGGCGTATGACTTAACATTTGCAGTATATATGTCAACTATGAATCCATTAAATGGGACATACACCTCACAAACCCTCAACGCAGGTACTTCATGGGGGAGTTGGGGTAACTTTACCGCAGACGAAACTAAGCCATCGGGTGGGACGATTGTATATTACGGTCAAGGTGGCGGGTCAACAACTACCGCATCAGTTGCCGTTAAGACTGTTTTAACTAACGGTAGCCCGATAAACATATCGACTGGCCCGTACATAGTCGTCACTTCGTCATTAAGTCGTACTAGCTCTACCGTAAATCCTTTGGTAAACTCAATAGGTATTTCATATAACACAAGCTCTGCATTAAAGCAACCGTTTGCTATTGATTACAACGATAACTACATGATAGCCGTATCAACGAACACAAGTAACAACGATAATAATGTAGTTTTAGTGCTACAAAGTAACGGCGAGTGGACACGGTTTAACGGTAGTGGTATGAATTGGGGGAGCACGTTTGTTTATAAAAATAACCTCTATTCTTGCGACTCGAAGGACACGGGGAAAGTTTACCGTCAAGACGTTGAAAACTCGTACAGCGACGACGGAACGGGGTATGAATCTTATTACTGTTCTAAAATATTCAATTTCGGAAGTATAAGGGAAACCACGATACTCGATATAGCACCTCTTTTTAATGACGAAGGGGACTGGAATGTAAATATAGACTATCGTATGCACGGTTCAGAGGGTTCGTGGACGACTAAAACACTTAATCTATCAGACGACACTTTCGGTTTAATAACAAAAGTAATGCCTTTGCAGTTTCCTAAAAGCTACTTTTTCCAGTACAGAATAAGTGAAACCGATATTGACCAATCTTTTGAGTATAGAGGAATGACGATAAGATACTTAATAGAGTCTTTAAAATGAGGAAACTCTTAATATTAGTTATTATCTCAATGTTTTCAATACCGTTGTTTGCAGAAACCGCACCTTACACGTTTACTCAAAAGGAGTGGCGGAATATTGATCTAAGTTATTTAAACTCGACAATCTTCTACATTCTAAACAAGAAACAAAATATAGACTTTAAGCAAGTTTCATCTGTTCCAAGTGCAACGAGATTATACAATAAACAGTTAATTCTTTACAATTCAGGAGCATCTTATAGGTTGTACTCAAAGATAAACGACAACTTGAAGTATATAACATTTAATATCGAAGACATAGCAAACACGTGGAGTGGTGAGAACACGTTTAGTAATACCGTTACCGTTACGACTATTACAGCTACGACATTAAATGTATCTGGTGTAGTTAATTTTTTACCAGCAGGGACTATAACAATGTATGGTGGTTCTACTGCACCGACGGGGTGGTTTGTTTGCGACGGTTCAACTGTTTCAAGAACAACATATGCAACTTTATACGCAATTATAGGTGAAACCTATGGTGCGGGTGATAGTTCTACGAATTTCAGTCTACCTGATTTTCGTGGAGTATTTGCGGTTGGTTCTGGGACAACAACACGTGTATCAGGCGTAGATGCAAGTGGAAGCCAATATGCGAGTACGTTAGGTGATTACGAACAAGACCATTTTCAAGGGCATAGGCATTTAATTAGAGATAGTAATGGAAGTCAATATAGTGCCGGGCTTGTTCAGTCGGGAAGTGATGCATCTGTTCTATTATATCCTTCGGGTGTTACTACGGGATATGCAGCCGAACCGGTTGACGATGGAACTCACGGAACACCAAGGACAGGGCACGCAACAGAACCGCAGTCTTTAAGCGTTAATTATATTATAAGATATTAATAGGAGGATTTATGGGTACAAAGGTTAAAAAGGCAAATAGTGAATTGATTGACATTTCTGATGGAGACGCGCTTCTTGAATTATTAAAAAATGACCCCACAGACTATGCGAGGTTGCGTACCCAAATACACAACAATGCCAACCAATCAAAAGACGCTGGTGCGTGGCAAGATGCGGGATATTTAAGATACATACAAGAGGCGTACGATAACGACCTTCCAATGGTAACTCGTGCTAAATTCGACAGTAAGGTAAATATAAAACAAGAAGGTAGTTACGAGGATTTTTATTCCGGTGCAGAGGCTAAAAAGGAAAAACTAGAAAGTGATACCAAATCTCAGTTAAATCAAGTAAATGTTTTTATCGCACAGAAAGACTACGCTTCGGCTCAAGCTATATTAGATAATATAAAGGTAGATAACCCCAGTTATGATACTAGTGAGTATCAAGGTAGAGTAGACACAGGGAAAGGCGAAGTCGTAACACCTGAAGGAAAATTACAAGGTCAGTTAGATAAGTCTTTAGAACAGGGATTAATTACTCAAGAGGTTTACAATAAGGCGAAAAAGTATCTTGATTCTGGGTTGACCGACCAAGCAAGTGAGTATTTTAATGCCGAGGTAAACATTGACAGAACCGAGGACATACCTACTTATGACTATAGCAAAGACCCGGGAAAGGAAACAATCGACCAGTTAAAAGCTGGGTATCAAGAAACAGCAGCTCAAGAGTTAGGCGATTTTGTCGAACCCGAAATGACCGATAAGTACGAAGCACCGACTTTGACACCTGAAATGGTTCAGAATTGGGATTTAACCGTTCAAGACTGGGATAAGGTAGCCGACACTAAGGAAGAGGAAAGACTACTAAGGACTCTTGACGCTCAAGATCCATACGGTGCGGGTTCAGGAGATAGGGCGACCAAGTTAAGCGCATTGATAGCCGACAGGGCAGAAGCGCGGAAAGGAAGGTCTTTGACTTTGGCTCAAGACGAGTTATCAGCCAAGACAGATACCGCTCAAGTAGAATACCAACAGAAACTAACCGAATGGGAAAAACAGTACGGCACGGCGTGGTCACAGTACAACTACAAACAACAGCAAATTGAAAACTCAAAGTTAAAGTTACAGGAAATAGCTGAATTTGAGAGTAACGCTTTTAGGTTTACTAACGCACAAGAACGTGAGGCTGCGTGGGCTTCGCTTGAAAGGGCGTGGACACAGAGAGATCAGTCAATGTCAGATAAACAAGAACTTGAAATGCAAGGTAGAAATATAGCGGCAGGTACTTCTTCACAGATTTTAGGAAACATACAATCTACAAGGGAAGCAGATACCTCATTGTATCAGAACAAGGAATTAATGAGAATACAGAACGCCAACGAAAGAGCGGTCGCTGGTATGTACGCAGACGCTAATAAGAAGAGTGCGTTTGATTATGTCGCACCAGTTCTTTCTACGGTAGCGAGTGGCTATTTTCAGGGATTTGGATACGGTAAAGGTAGCTCACTACTTTCAAGTAAATATGGCGCAACAGATAAAACAAAATAAGGAGAATTATCATGGGAAGCGGATACATTGAAGCGGCGAAGTATAAAGCTGAACAGGACAATAGAAACCCTTTAGCAGAGGGTTTGAGTAACATAGCCGAGAGTGCGGCGAGTGGTTACTTTAAAGGTAAGAATACTGCTATTTCCGAAGATAAAGAATTTAAAAGAGACCTTTTTAAAGAGTACATTAAAAACGGTGTTCTAACGAGCAAGTCAAGTGGTCAACCTCTTAATACCGCACAGATTTTACACACATACAAAGAGTTTGACGCTACTGGTAAAATACCCGACAACGTCGTATACACGTCAAGAAAATCAATACCAGAGACACCAGAGCAAAAGAGTGAACGTGGATTGAAGGATTATAAGGCAAAGAGGGGAGTTGACATTGAACTTGGTCTTGACCCATACGGCAGATCGAAAGCAACGGCGTTAGGTAAAAAAGATGCGAAAGGTACAGATGCAGACCTTTTTGATGAGACCGAAGATACTGCGGTTACTGGAAAACCCAAAGTAGGAGATATTGTAGATGGCTATAAGTTTTTAGGTGGCGACCCATCTTCTCAAAGTAGTTGGAAGAAAGTTAAATAAAGGATATTAATAATGCCTAAACCGTGGGAACTTTATACACCACAAGAAACATCTACACCACCGTGGGAAAAGTTTAGTGAAGAAAAAACTAAACCGTGGGATAGCTTTAAAGAATCTTTTGGCTCTGCCAAAAAGACTTTAGGCAGTATGATAGGCAAGGTGAGAAAACCTATTGACTTACTTGCTGATACGAGTACAGAACTAGCCACTACTGGTGGTCTTGATTTTTCCAACCAACAACCCGCAGACTTACAAAACCAACCCTCTTTAATTCCGTTTAAAGAACAAGGGCAAATAACACCAGAAGAACAAAAAATACAATCCGAAGTGAACCTCGATGTAGACCTTTTCCAATTAGCCGATAATATAGCTACCGTGGGTTTTGATAGTAAAGACGAGGCGATGAAGGTAAAGAAACGTCAAGACTTCATTATGTCACGTGCGCCGTTGATAGCTTCGGGAATGGCAAGTCCTATTGCCGTTATGGGGTTTGAAATATTTAACCAGTTAAAAGGGTTATCGGTTTCAAGCAATACGGGACAGAAATACGATCCGTTACAGACCAAGCAGTTGACCGATTTACTACCAGACGACACACCTCAACCGCTAAGACTTGGCCTTTCAGTAGGCGAAATGGTGGGCGACGTAGCTCTTTTAGGTACTTTACTTAATATGGCAAATAAGGGCATTTTAGACTCTACCTTAAAAGAAGTAGAAAGTAAGATGACTAATCGGGGATACTCAAAAGAAGACGTTAAATCCGCCTCTGAAGTGCTTAAAAACGTGGTTAAAGGCAGTACGGAGAAGAACATAAAGGCATCTTTTGGCGTTGAGAAATGGGAACCTATGGTACAAGTCAAGCCTAGCCCTAAGTTACCCGGTGTAAAAGGCGTCGTAAAAGGCGGTGTAAAAGGTACGGAAATAGTAAAACCTAAATCAATCCCCGAAATAACCCCCAAGATACCCGAAAGTGCGGTGGTCTTGCCCGAAGCAGAACAAGAAATTTCCGAAATAGCACAAGGTGAAACAATCACTCTGTATAGAGCATCTCCAAATTTTCCTTCTGATAAGTTTAGTAAGGGGACTTATTTTGCCGATAATGCCAGAAAGGCGAGATACTATGCAGAAAGTCACTATAAAGGAGAGCCAAGTGATATAAAAATACAACAATTCACATTACCACAAAGTTCTGTTTTTAAAGAGCCAAGTACTGGAAATTATAGAACCATGGAAGAAGCATCGGTTGTGAAAGCCCAACCAACCCCCACAACCCCACCAGACGCACAGAAATTAGGCGTAGTCAGCGAAGTCCCACCAAAGGTAGAAATACCCCAAGGCGAGGTTAAGCCCGTAGAAACGCCACAAAATAAACTTAAAAAGATATATCACGGCAGCAATATAGAAAAAATAGATAAATTTGAATTAATGGAAGGACTAAGAACTGGTGCATTTGGTGGATTAAAAAAAGTAAAACCCGGTGCTGTTTTTTTTACAAAAGACAAGTCTGTTGCAAGGTTTATGGCTGACGATAGGGTTGAGGGTATTGGAAGAGGAAAGTCAACTATACACGAAAGAGATGTTGATTTGGGAAAAGTATTAGATATGCGTAAAATATCAGTTTTACAAAAGGCACTAGATAAGGCAGATATAAATGCTAATGATGTTTATGGGATATTAACAACATATGGTGGCGAAACGGTGCAAGGATTGTTAGACGCAGATGTTATGGAAAAAACGCAACTATGGAAGCTATTTGATGAAAAGGAATGGACTGACAAATTAATTAGTGCTGGATATGATAGTGCAATATTCCCCGATATTAAGGGAGATACTATTGCGGTAATGAATTTAGAAAAATTAAACAAGGCACCCCTTCCCCAATCCGACCCTTTAGTTGAAGAAGCTAGGAAGTATAAGTCTGCTGAGGAGTGGGTTTCAACATATAGAGGTAGTGCTACTCAATATAGTGGATATAATCCTAATATACGAAAATTTGGAACAACAGAGGGAAGTGAAAGAATTAGCGATTTAGGTGTTGACCCAGAATTAGATGTTACTATTTATCGTGGTGTATCTGATGGTAATAAAAAACTCATTAATGCTAAGATTGTAGATGGTGATTTTGTAACAACAGATAGTATGTCTGCCGAATCTTATGCGGGTAAAAATAATGTTGTTAGTATGAAAGTTAAAGCTAAAGATTTAATACACGATTTTCCTGATGAATTTGATTCTAATAAACCTTTTGGGGTAGGTGCAGAATTTATTTATTCTGACAACAAAAATAAACTCATAAAATACACAGACAAGCAACTAACCGAGATATGGAACAAAGCCAATAAGGTAGATGAGACTTCTGTAAAGCAAACCATAGAAACGCCTAAATCCGACCCTTTAGTTGAAGAAGCTAGGAAGTATAAGTCTGCTGAGGAGTTTGTGAAAAGGCAAAATATTGATATTAAAGATAAGCCTAAGGGAATAGGTAATAAAATATCTTCAGGCATATATCAAGGATTCACTTATGATAATGCAATAAAAAATGCACTAACTAATGCTGATACGGATATTGTGTCTGTCGAAGTATTTACGGAACCGACGCTATTATTAAGCGATAAAAAGAAAATATCGCATTATCAGTTGATTTCGTACGGACAAACTCCTAGAAAAAAATCATTGCCTAAAAGTTTTAATAATTATATAGAAGGATTACTTAAAACCAAATCCCAACTAACCGAGATATGGAACAAAGCCAATAAGGTAGATGAGACTTCTGTAAAGCAAACCATAGAAAAGTCAGGTGGTCAGTTTATAGGCATACAAGAGGGTTTTGATGATGTAAAGTCAATGGCTATGTTCAATGACCCTAAGACTGGAAGTACCTTGTCATTGCCTATTGACGGGGTTACTAGTGAGGCGGTGAGTGAAAAACTAGGTAAGACCGAGAAGGTTTTTAAGAGGAAACCACTCGGTAGCAAGAAGGTGTCAGAACCAGTCAAGGCAGATAAGAAGTTGACCGAGGAATCAGGTGTGGTTGCTAATCCTTTAGAGGTAGCCCAAAAGACAAAAGAGTACGTGAACAAAAACTGGACGACTTTAAGAGAAAAGATAGAGGACGATTGGATAAGGGTTAAAAAGCTTACCCAAAAAGAAGGTGTTAAGCTAACCGAAGCTAATAATCCCTATGAAGCAGAGACTAGGTATTGGGGTCGTGTCGGCACTCGCATGGAAGATACTTTAGACCAAATTAGCGATATTGACAAGGGAATAGCAAAAGTTGAAAAGAAGTATAAATCCCCTGAAATAAACAAGGATATTGACAGGTATTTAATAGCTAAACACGCACCCGAACGGAACGTCGTACATGGTGAAGAATCGGCGGGAATAACTAGCGAACAAGCAAGTAAAAATATTAAAGAGATAGAAGGGAAGTCTTATGGTAAAGAAGTAAAGCAAATAGCTAAAGATATAAAAAAGTTAAACGAAAAAACTCTCGATGTCTTACTTGAAGGCGAAGTAATATCTCAAGGCGATTACGATAAATTAAGAAAGTTGTACCCTAATCATATACCATTAAACAGAGTAATGAGTGAATCCGAGGACTTTGTACAGATATTGACTTCTAGGGGTTTCAATGTTCAAGGTACGGGAATTAAGAGAGCTTTTGGGAGTAAAAAGGAAGTAGCTGATATTTTGGGTAATGTAACGGCTAATTTACGATCGGCTATTGCAAGGTCAGAAAAGAATATTGTTGATAACCACACTTTAAATTTTGCTAGAGATAACGATTATTTTGACGGACTTTTTGAAGAAATAAAACCCAAAACGATAGGTAAGACTTTTGAAGGTGGGTTTATACAAGAACACATAAATGACCCCTCTGTTTTACCGGTAAGAGAAAAAGGCAAACAAGTTTATTTGAAGATAAACGACCCACAGATAGCAGTTGCGTTTCGTGGTGTAAACAGAATTAAGGTAGACGATTTAACGAGAATGGTGGCTGCGTTTACAAGGTTCTATGCCGGTCTTATGACTAGGTTTAACCCCGAATTTGCCGTACCGAACAAAGTAAGAGATTTACAGGAAACAATGGTGTATATGGCCAGTAAGAAAGATATAGGTTTTTCGGGTGCGGCGAAGACTGCTATAAAAGACCCCGTAAGTATTAAGGCAGTAGTTGACTATATGGGTGGAAAGGATACGGAAGGTGCGAGACTTTACCAGCAAATGAAAGAAGACGGCGGAACGACTGGTGGGCTTGGACTTTCTACTAAAAAACAAACAGAAATAGACATAGATAAAATACGGAGAATTAATAGAAATAAACCCAGAAAAGTCGCTGAAATTGCCTTGCGGGTAGTTGATAACTGGAACGCCATATTTGAGGATTCTACAAGACTTTCGGTTTATAGGCAGTCGTTATCTCAAGGACTTAGTAGAAAAAAGTCGGCAGTATACGCGAAAGAAGCTTCAATTAATTTTAACAAAATGGGCGCTTTGTCTCCCATGACTAACGGTATATGGATGTTCTCTAACGCTTCAGTACAGGGTTCGGCTAAGATGTTACGGGCAATGAGAGACCCTAAGGTTGCGGGAATGGTTTTAGCTACTATCGGTGGTTCGATATACGCTATCAACGAATATAACGATAAGATAGACCCCGAATGGAGAAGTAAAGTAAGCGAGTGGGATAGACTTAACGGAATAACTATTATGCTACCTTCTAATAAGGGTGTGCGTTATATTACAATCCCTGTATCGTGGGGACTGAAACCAATTAAAGTTGGTATGGATTATTTCATAGATTACACACAAGGCCATGAAACAGATATAAAAACTGCCATGAGTAAGGTTTTAGCGGCAATATCGGAAGGATACAACCCCGTAGGCGGTACGGACATAGTTTCTGCGGTAACGCCCACAATCCTTGACCTTCCCGTAGACATATCAAGAAACCGATCGTGGACTGGTGGGAAGATTAGACCTAACTGGAACCAATCGGCTCCCGATTCTATAAAGTATTTCGATAGCTTAAAAGATAAATTAATGGGAAAAAAGTTTATTGGTTGGACGCGCAAACTCGGAGAAAAGGGAATAGAAATATCCCCAGCGGATATGAACTACGCATTTCAACAGCTTGTAGGTGGTACGGGCAGATTTACACAAAAAGTGTTTGAAACTATAAGCGGAGTGAAAAAGGGTAAGATAGAAGCAAAAGAAATACCGTTTATAAGTAGATTTTACCGAGACATACCCGAAGACAGAATACGTGGCGAGTCAAAAGAGTTTGAGAGTTTAAAAGATGCGTTAAAGAAACAAGATAAAGAACGGTTTTATTTTAACCAAGAGGCGGAGTTAGTTTACGAAGGAATGAAACAGATACCCGCAAAAGAAGCGAATGAAAATTACAACAAAATGAAGGAAAACAATCCGCGCCTTGCGAAAAAGATAAAACATTTAAGAGAAAACGAAAAGTATAAATTGACTTATATCGAAAGGTTGACTAAGCAGTTAGGTGTTACAAATGGAGAGCGGTCTAAATATATATGGTCTAAAGTAAGTGAACTTAAAACAGGGAAAGAGAAAAATACATATTTAAAAGACTTGAGAAAGAAAAAAATAATATCAGATAACGTATGGGAACAGTTAGTGTCAATGAGCAAGAAGAAAGGTAAAAAGACTCTTGGCTCAAAAATAGGGAAGGACTTATTAAATGAAAATAAATAAAGAGAAAATCGTATTTAAGGGAAAGATATATCATCAAAACGCTTATGTGTTTATAGAAAAGCTTGTGTCTTTAACTAGGGGTATGAGAACAATCTCAGCTTGTATTTTATCGGTTTATTACACTCACTTAAATGCCGACGTTAGCACATTTATTTTAGTCGTCAACCTTTGGGTTATAGCACTTTTAATTAAAGAAAAACTAGACAGGACGAGGTAACTGTGGGAAACAAGACATTTTGGGAAGACGGCAGACCCCAATCATCAAGAATAGATCCCTCAAACTCTAACGCAATATATGAGGGTTGGTGTCAAATTGGCAAGTACGCTGATACCGATAAAGGCGTGTGGAGAATATCAAAAACCGATTCAAACGGTGATAGAACGTGGGCGGAAGGAACTTATAAAGATACAAAAATATGGAACAATAGGGCTGCTTATGCTTATTCGTAAACTACTTCTTATATTATTCTTGATCGTACCTTCATATTGTTACGCCGAATTACCGACGGTTGTGTTCGGAAGCACGACATATAGATATAATCCATTTATGAACCC